ATAGTAAGGTAACGGACTTTACTGATTTATATACTTTGTTATACGAAAAGGTGGAGGAGTATGCACCAAACAATACAGCCAATGTAATCATTGAATTATCACAAGGTCAATTGAATCACGCACAATGTATTGATAAGGAAATACCAACGGCAGCAACATTAATTCAAATAAACAATTTAATCGGATAATATGGCAAACATTTTAGGAGCAGATGGAACGGGAATGGGTGAACAACAAATTCAACCGTTGGATTTAACAAAGACTGAAGCAATTGCATGTAAAAAATGCGGTGGTGAGGTTTTCGTTCAAGGATTTGGATTTCGTAAGATATCTAAATTAGTTACAAACAAACAAAAAGATGAAGTATTACCTATAGAATTATTTCTATGTGGTGATTGTGGTGAAGTTCTTAATGAGTTATTGCCTCCAGGCTTAAAAGCAGAATAATAAGATAAGTATTTTATGACATTAGTTGAGGTAAAATCAAAAGAACAAAAAACTATTGTTAAAAATATAATAGAAAAGCATCATTCATATGTTGCAAGTAATGCATCGGTAGGTAGAAGAATTGATTGGTTAATATACGAAGATAACAGTTTTCCACAATATCCAATCGGAATGATAGGAATTGGTTCATCTGTATATCCACCACCAAAAGATATTCTTACTGAATTGGGAGTAAATAAATTTGAATATAAAGACCTATTTAATTCAATAGGTAATAATTGGAGATTTTGTTTAACTAAAAAAATACCAAACGCAGGAACTCAAATTCTTAAACAATTAAGATTACTTGCACCAATTGCTTGGAAAGAAAAATATGGTGATGATTTAAAATGGATGATAACATTTGTAGCCGGCGGAAACACTGGAGCAGTTTATTTGGCTGATAATTGGAAGATAATTGGTAAAACAGCAGGGTTACCAAAACACAAATCATCTTCTATGAAATGGCACACCGGTGAAGAATTAAAAGAATTATTTGTAAAACCAACTGGTGAAAATCAAAAAATTATCTTATTCAAAGATTTAAGAAATAAAAAAGTTAAAAATAATGGCAGTAACTCTATTTGACCATATAAAACAAATAACCGATGTTCAAAATCCTAAGTATTGGGATACATTAGAAGATGCAGATAAAAAGACATGGAGTAACTATATGGTTCTTAGATTCCTTTCTATGAATACTGATTGGGTAGCTACGGTAGCCCAATTACAACCATTACTACAGGAACTACCACCAAAGGCTTTGTATTTGGCATTAATTGATATTATCCCAAAAAGTAGGACATTTTTGAAGTATATGAGACCAGCATCATCCGAAAAGTATGAGAAATGGATAGTAGAGCTGGTTTCTAAGTATTATGAGGTATCAGAAACGGAGGCTGAGGAATATGTGGATATTCTATATACAATCAAAGGAGGACATCAGGTTTTACATAATATAGCGGAAAGTTACGGAACTGACCCTAAAATCATAAAGAAACTTAAGTTAAAATTTTGATATATCAGAGTTTTTTCGTATCTTTATACAATAATAACAAAATATGACAAGAGTAAGTTTCTCCCAATATAGCACATATTCATCGTGTCCCCAACAATACAAACTAAACTATATAGATAAGTTAGGTGAAAGTTCATCTAATATCCATACCATCTTCGGAACGGCAATGCACGAAGTAATTCAGCATTATCTAAGTGTATTCTATGGTGTATCTAAAAAGCAAGCAAATGAGCTTGATATGGATAAGATGCTACTATCTAAACTAAAAGAGGAGTTTCTAAAGGAAAGAGAAAAGATGAGTGAGGGAGCTCCCTGTGAGCAAATAGAATTGGAAGAATTCTATGGTGATGGTAGAAGAATTTTAGAGTGGTTTAAAAAGCATGTTGAAAAACTATATACAAAAAGTGGATTTGAATTAGTTGGTATTGAGATACCAATGAATTATGAAATTAAGCCAGGTGTTCATTTTATAGCATTTATAGATATTGTTCTGAAAGATGTATCATCGGGTGAAATTGTTATAATTGACTTAAAAACTTCAACTAGAGGTTGGAACAAATATCAAAAGGAAGATAAGATTAAGAATGCACAAATTCTTATATACAAAAAGTTCTATTCCGATTTATATAATATTCCACTACAAAAAATAAGAGTTGAGTTTCAAATTATGAAACGCAAACTTATGGAAGAATCTCCGTTTCCAATCCCTTATATATCAAAACACATACCTGCCAATGGTTCTCCATCGGTAAACAAAGCATTTTCTGAATTTATGGAGTTCATAGATGTGGTGTTTGATGAGAATGGAGATAGGAGATTAGATATCCCATATACCAAAAATCCAGGCAAAGGTCAAAAGAATTGCAAGTATTGTGAATTCTTTAATAGAAAAATTTGTGATGGAATAGCTTAATTTTTTACTAAAAATTTAAGAAGTATATATTTATATTTATATATACACAAACAAATAATTAGTATGAAGCAAAATGATAACACTAAACTTACAACCGTAAAGCTTCTTAAAGATGTTTATTCATCGTTTAAGAAAGTATCTTTCGATTCGGATGTAACTTTACAAAAATTAGTTAATAGAACTGTAGAAAGATATGTAACCGATGAGGGGTTTAGACATGAAATGAATGAATATCTAAAACTACAAATCAGCGGTTCTCAATTTTAATTGTTAAAACAAAAAATCTTAATGGAAAACGTTACAAAGAAAAAACCAAAAATCCTATTACTTTCAGATGATTTAAGGATGGCAAGTGGAATTGCCACAATGTCAAAAGAATTTGTTGTTGGGACAGTAGACAAATATGATTGGTTTCAAGTAGGAGCAGCAATCAATCATCCGGAGCAAGGTAGAGTATTAGATTTAAGTGAAGATATCAGAAATAAAACAGGCATAGCTGATGCTAATGTTAAAATCCTTCCTTGGAATGGATATGGTAATGCAGATTTAATTAGACAACTAATTAATGCAGAACAACCTGATGCTATCTTACACTTTACTGACCCAAGATATTGGATTTGGTTGTATGAGATTGAGCATGAAATTAGACAAAATATTCCAATTCTATTCTATGCAATTTGGGATGATTTGCCAGACCCATTATACAATCGTAACTACTATGAGAGTTGTGATTGGATTGGTTGTATTTCTCGTCAAACCTATGGTATCGTTAAAAGATTATCAGCATTGGATAATGGAAAGACTTGGCAACCAAAACAACCTTGGCAAGTTAGTTATGTTCCTCACGGAATTAATACGGATGTTTACAAACCAGCAACAGTTACGCCTGAATTCCGTAAAGAAATTTTAGGTGGTAAAGATTATGATTTCGTATTCTATTGGAGTAATAGAAACATTCGTAGAAAGCAACCAGCTGATGTAATTTGGGCATTCAATCGTTTTTGTGAAATGATTGGTGAAGAGAGAGCAAAGAAAGTTTGTTTAGTAATGCACACACAGCCTGTTGATGAAAATGGAACTGATTTACCTAAAGTAATAGAAGCTGTAGCATCTAAAGCTAATATCATATTTTCAGATAAACGTAGACCGGTTGAAGAATTAAATCTTATATACAATATCGCAGATTGCACAATCAACATCGCTAACAACGAAGGATTCGGATTAGCAACGGCAGAATCAGTAATGGCTGGAACTCCAATTATTATTAACGTAACGGGTGGATTGCAAGACCAAGCGGGTTTTACAAAAGATGGCGCATTGATAGAAGCAGATGATTATATTGAATTGGGTTCATTGCATGATTGGAGACAGTGGGAAGATAAATTGGATTGTGGAAGTTGGGCTAGACCTGTTTGGAGTAGAAGTAGAAGTTTAGCAGGTTCAGTTCCTACACCTTACATTTGGGATGATAGAGTTGATTTAGAAGAAGTGGCACAGGCTATGTTAGAAATGTATGAAACTCCAAAAGAGGAAAGAGAAGCTAATGGATTAGAAGGTAGAGAAGCATTTATTAATCAAATGGGATTATCTCATACTAATATGATTAAAACAATGAGTGATGGT